TGGCTCGGTTGAATTCCTGTCTGGTGCATCAGACCAAGTTGCTTACACATACAGCAAATTAGGAGGAGATGTCTTAGACATTGAGCTTTCTTCCTCGCAAGTATACACAGCCTACCAAGAGGCGGTGTTGGAGTATTCCTACATCGTCAACATCCACCAGGCAAAGAGTATCCTTCCAAGCATCTTGGGAGAACAAACAGGAACATTCGATCACGAAGGTCGTTTGCGAGCAGGAGAGCTATCCTCAAGCCTCGACAGCGGCCTCTCCATCGATGGCAACTCAATCCACGCAGAAGCGGGCATTTCACTTAAATACCCAGACTTCCAATTCACCTATTCAAGAAATGTAGGAAACAATACATCATTTGAAGCAGGCTTCGGTGGAACACAAAATCACTACTCAGCTTCATTCGATACAGTTGTTGGTAGACAAGACTACGATCTTCAGACCATCATCTCTGAATCAGCAGCTTTGTCTTCAAGCTTCCCATTCTTTGATAAAGTCAAGAACAGAAGAATTGAAGTGACAAAAGTGTTTTACAAAACACCATCTGCTTTCTGGAGATTCTATGGATACTATGGAGGACTCAACACAGTTGGAAACCTCCAAAACTACGGACAATACGCAGATGACTCACAGTTCCAGATTATTCCAGTTTGGCAAAACAAACTACAAGCGATGGCTTATGAGGACGCAATCTATACAAGAAACTCTCATTGGTCTTACGAGATCAAGAATAACAATTTAAGATTGTTCCCAGATGTCACAACATTATCCCCATCCAAGATGTGGGTGGAGTTTTATATTCCAAACGAAAAGAACGCTTGGGATGAGGATGATGGAAAGGAAGATGGCAAAAGCGGCGTTAACAACATCAACACCGCTCCGTTCGCTAACATCCCGTATGAGACCATTAACGGCATTGGTAAGCAGTGGATTAGAAGATTTGCGTTATCCCTCTCAAAAGAGATGCTAGGGCTAATCAGAAGCAAATTTGCAACCCTACCAATCCCAGGGGACTCCGTAACCCTGAACGGCCCTGACCTTATTTCACAAGCGAAGGCAGAACAGGAATCATTGCGAGAGGAGTTAAAACAAATTCTTGACGACACCACGTATGACAAGCTGATGGAAACAAGATCAGCCACAATGGATAGCGTCAACAACATTCAGACGAAGATTCCATTACCAATCATGACAGCATAAGGAGGGCACCATGGCAGATAAAAATAAATGGTCCCAGCCAGACGCTCCCCCACCACCGCTTTTCACAGGAAAACCGGAGCGTGATTTCGTCAAGCAGGTAAACGATGAACTGATTGAGAGAGTAATTGGGCAGCAAATCGCCTATTACCCTATCAGTGTGAAGCACACAAACTTTCACCCTCTTTATGGAGAGGCAATCAAAAAGACATTCTTGCCTCCAGTCAGAGTTTATGCCCTCGTGGAATACGACGGTCGCCCTACAACGTACATGCCAAACATCGGTGTAGACAGGATGTCTTCTATTACAATCCACTTTCACAAGAGAAGATTGACCGAAGACCAAGATTTATTTGTGCGTGTAGGTGATTTCGTCTTATACGGGGATATTTACTATGAGATCGTTGCGTTGGATGAGCCAAAACAAATCTTTGGTCAAGTAGACCACAAGATGGAAATCTCAGCGAAATGTATCAGATCCAGAGAGGGAGTCTTTGATGTCTGCTAAAGATAAATCATACACCGGGGTTGAAGACCCAAGTATTCTACATGAGTATGCAATCCAACCATCAACTTTTGAAACAATCGACCAAGCGTTGTACGACTGGGTCAACAGCGAATTAAACATTTTCTCCGAGACTAATAAAGGATTTAAAAAAGTTCCTGTCTTGTGGATGTCCGCTGAAAGATCGCACCAGATAAAAGCAGACAGAGCCTTGAGAGACGATGAGGCAGAAGCGCTTATCCTCCCTCTTATCTCAGTTGATAGAACTTCTGTAGTAAAGAGCCCAACAAGCAAGGGCATCTTCTATGGAAACATACCATCAGTCCCAGACGCAAAAGGTGGCTCAATCGTTGTGGCACGAAGAATCAATCAGGATAAGACATCCAACTTCGCCAACGTCAATGCTCTTAATAAGAGAAGGCAGGCAAACTTCCCCAAGAAGAATAAGAAAGTTGTCTACCAAACGATGTCTATCCCCATGCCGGTCTATGTCGATATGTTCTACAAAATCACTCTGCGTTGCGAATACCAACAACAGATCAACGACATGGTCACTCCTTTCATCACAAAGACTGGAGGTATCAACAAGTTCCTCCTTAAGAAAGACGGACACATGTTCGAAGGATTCATTCAGGAAGACTTTGCACAGTCTAACAACGTAGCTTCTTTGGATGAGGAAGAGAGAATCTATAAGACCGAAGTAACTATTAAGGTTCTTGCCTATTTGATTGGCGAGGATAAAAACCAAGAACAACCAAAAGTAGTAGTAAGAGAGAACGCAGTAGAGGTAAAAATCCCAAGAGAGAGGGTCATTCTTGATGAAACTCCACCGTGGATTGATAAAAGAGGTTTTTATCGTAGCTAGATTTACTTTTAGGTCTAGTCCTTACTATTTATTAGAGAAATTATTGTACACAGGAGACGTTCCAACATGGCATCAAAAAAATTCAATTTTGTTTCACCAGGCATTCTACTCAATGAAGTAGACAATTCACAACTTCCAGAGGCTGCTACAGCCCAAGGTCCGGTCATTATTGGCCGTACACGCAGAGGGCCAGGAATGGTTCCCGTAAAGGTCAATTCAATGTCCGACTTTGTAAGAGTTTTCGGAGACCCAGTCCCAGGACAGGGTGGAGGAGATATCTGGAGAGACGGCAATACAATTGGGCCAACATACGCTTCCTTTGCTGCACAAGCATGGTTAGCCAACAACTCACCTTGTACAATGGTGCGTCTGCTTGGAGCAGAGCACACCAATAAGACCTCAACAGGAAATGCAGGTTGGACCGTCACTGACGTAACTGACACTTCAGCAGGTGGTGCTTACGGACTTTTCGTAACAACAGCTAGTGCTCAAGGTTTGGCAATGGGACACACATCGTCCCTAGCCGCAGTCTTTTACACTGACGCAACCACAGCAGTTGCCCTCCACGCAGGCGACCACTACAATTCAGCGAACTCAGCAGGTGCTTTGTTTTATGACACAGTGGCCACGTCTTCAACCAACTCTTGGCTCCCAACGTCTTCCGCAGACGCATGGGGAGAGTTCACTGCCGTCATCGGCACCTACGCCAAGGTGGTAGCAGGAACTGCTGACAAGTACGTCTTCAACTTCGACAGAAACTCAGACAAGTACATCAGAAAAGTGTTTAACACAAACCCAATCGCTACAAACTCAACTGTTACAACTACAACAGATGGTTACTGGTTGGGAGAGACTTTTGACAACTTCCTTAGAGAAGAGTACTCAGCCGGAATCACTAGCGCAGGAAGTATCGCAAACGGAATGATTGCTGGCCTTGAGACAAACGGAGAGAACCAGTGGGGAGACCGCAACTCAGCATTCTCAGATGCAAGAACTGGTTGGTTTATCCCACAGGATATTGGAAACCACAACACGTTCCAGCCTGAGAGCGCACAAAAGCTCTTCCGTTTGGTCGGACTCCCAGGATCAGGAGATTGGACACAAAAGAATATTAAGGTTTCAATCCAAGATATTAAGCCTCCAACTCGTGAAGATGAGAAGTATGGGACTTTCTCTGTGGTTCTTAGAGCTATCACTGATAGTGACAAAGCTGTCCGCATTGTAGAGTCTTACACAGACTGTAACCTTAACCCTAATTCAATCAACTACGTCGCAAGAAAGATCGGTGACAAGTACATTGATTGGGACGATACAGATAGAAGATACAGAGAGTATGGAAACTATGACAACGTGTCTAGCTTCGTCCGTGTTGATGTAAACACAGATGTAGACGCTGGTTCAACCGACGCTCGTTTCCTTCCATTCGGTGTTTACGGCCCACCTCGTGCCGCAAGATTCGGAAACAGCACCGAGCAGGCTACTGGCTCTGCTAGTGCAAAGGTGGCATACGCAAATTCCTTCATCTCTTCAAACAGGTTCCTTGGACCCAGTGGTTCTGTTTTCGCAGCGAACACGAATGCAAACATTCTTGCTTTCGGTATTCCGTCAACAGGTTCATTCCTCTATCCAACGGTTGGACTCCGAACAGGGTCCACTGCTGATGATTTGGCGAGACCACAGGATGCTTACTTTGGAGCTACTACAATTCAAAGTGGTACTGCAACAGTATACGACCCAAGTACTCCCGAGTCGCTTTTAAGAAATGCCAACAACCTAGACATCGACTATGGCTCAGACAGCTACAGCCCAGCTTGGTACTTCACCCTGGACGACTTGATGACAGGTAGTGCAGGCGTAGGCGACCCAAGATTGTGCTACGTTTCAGGCTCACGCCTCGCAGGACACTCAGTAACAGTCCATAGCGGTTCAAGTCTACTCCTCACAGGTAGTGGCCAGAACCTTGGCTATAACCGTTTCACATCTACCTTCTACGGCGGATTCGACGGATTGGACATCACCGAGGCCGAGCCATTCAGAAATACACTTCTGAGCGGTAAGACAGAGCTTACAAACTATGCTTTCAACTCTGTGAAGCGTGCCATTGACACAATTAGTGACCCAGAATATGTCGAGTTCAACCTCGCAACAATTCCTGGTTTGACTAATGAGTCCCTGACTGCAACACTAATTGACGCATGTGAGGATCGTGGTGATGCTCTTGCTATCATCGACTTGAAGGGCGACATGGTTCCTTCAACCGAGAACACAAGCACCGCAGCCACAAACCGTCCTAATGTAACAAACACAGTTGCAAACCTTAAGACACGCCAACTTAACTCAAGTTATGGTGCCGCTTACTTCCCATTCGTCCGAATCAGAGACTCTATCTCTGACGTAATCCTTGACGCTCCTGCTTCCGTAGCAGCACTTGGAACAATCGGATACAGCGAAGCAGTAAGAGCACCTTGGTTCGCCCCCGCTGGATTCAACAGAGGTGGATTGAGTCAAGGCGCTGCTGGTATTCCAGTGGTAGGTGTAACCTCAAGATTGACTGCTAGAGACAGAGACACACTCTACGCAGCCGGAATTAACCCAATTGCTTCTTTCCCAGCAGAGGGCATCGTAGTCTTCGGACAAAAGACACTTCTCGGAACAGAGAGTGCTCTTGATAGAATTAACGTCCGCAGACTTCTCATCCTTATTAAGAAGGAGATGTCCCGCATCGCTGCCTCTACTCTCTTTGAGCAGAACGTAGAAGCAACTTGGTTGAGTTTCAAGAATCGTGCCGAGATCGTCCTTAACAATATTAAGGGTGGTCAAGGTCTCGTAGACTACAAAGTTGTTCTTGACAAAACAACAACCACGCCTGAAATGATTGATAGAAACATCATGTACGCAAAGATTTTCTTGAAGCCAGCGCAGGCAATCGAATTCATCGCTCTTGACTTTGTTATCACAGACTCCGGAGCAGGATTTGCCGACTAAGAAGTGAAGTATAAAATACTTCACTCCACTATTTAATATTAAGGAGATTATAATATAATGGCTGACTTTTGGGCAAATAGCACCCTAGAACCAAAGAGGAAACATCGGTTTTTGTTGTTCTTCAACAACGTCGATTTACCACAATACGTTATCAAATCAACGGATAAACCTGCATTTTCAATTAATACCACAACACACAACTACTTTGGTCATCAATTTCACTACCCAGGACAAGTTGTATGGGAGCCGATTAATGTTACTTTAGTCGATCCTATTTCCCCAGACTCCTCAACAGCCCTTAACGAAATCCTCCGCAAATCCGGCTATGGAACTCCTGACGAAGCAACAGGCGACAAGAGTATCCTTCCAACAGTTTCAAAAGCCAACGCAGTCGCTGCTCTTGGTGGAAAGGTTATCATCAGACAGTATGATGTCGAGGGCCT